CAATGGTAGACGTACCCTCCGGACGATCGCCGATTCTGGCCGATCCTAGCGCGTTTCAGGGCTATCGCGTTCTCCCCTTGTGGGACACATAGGGCTCTATGGGTCAACATGCCGAGATGTAGGCGCGCGGTGATGTAGCACCACACGGTCCTACACGTCTTGCCCCTGCCGATCTCAGGCTTCACCGGGGTATGCGCTAACACTTGGCTTCATGACTCGCGCCTACATTCCGGCCTCCCGATCGGGCTTGATCCCCGGGCTTGGCGATACCCTTGTCCTACACCCTCGCCATTGGCCTAGGCCGATCAGTGTTAGGTCTCGGGTCCGAGACCTAACGCTCTTAGGCCGAAAACATCAATAAATCCGAGCTCTTGCGCTCACTCTTGCCGCTCACTCTTGCGCTTGGATCTAGTGCGCGCACATGAGGCTAACCCATTGCAATCATTGAGCTTTCGCCCTAGGAAGGGGTGGGGCATAGTCAAAAGGCCGATCTGGGCCGCTAAGCGCGCTTCCAATGCGTATGGCTCGTACGCGAGGTCTGTCCTACATGTGGCTCGCCGCGAGCTCGAATGTCCGTATATGCGCGTGTGCCGCGCGCGTAAGAGTCCGGCTAGTCGGTCTTTTTCTGGACATGGGCCGGCAATTCACGCGAAGACACTTGCTACAATCGATGTGTCATGCGTCGGACGACGCTTGTTTGTGCTACCTTCGCCGCGATGGTAGCGGTGACCTCACTGCTTGCGCCCGGCCCTGGCGCAGGCACAATCGCGCCGGACAAGTGGCCGGTGTTCCGGGATCTGCTCGCGCGAGAGAACTGCGCGTTCTTCGCCTCCGAGTTTTTGCGTGGGCCCCCGGAGCCGCCGTACAACGGGAAGTTCTTCGCCGCCCAGCACCATGAGGAGTGGGCCGACCTCGCGAACGCGGCGAAGCGGCTTTGTGTCATCGCCGCCCGCGACCACGGCAAATGCCAGCCGTATTGGCGCTTGGTCCTAGGCGCAGACGGTTCCCGAACGCCGATTGCACAATGGGCTGGCGGCGACGTCTTCGCCTTCGATGAACGAATCCGAAAGTTCGTTCGTTCTTATTCGCCGCCTGCACAGCCAAACGGTTTCAAGGTCTGCTATCGCGTTCGCACGCGCACCGGCCGAGAGACCGAGGTGACCGCGAATCATCCACTTCTCACCCAAGAGCGCGGTTGGGTCGTCGCGAGTGAACTCAACGTTGGCGAGAAGATTGCTGCGCCCCGCGAGCTCGCGGTGTTTGGTGCCGCCACGCCCCCGAGCCCGTGGCTTCTAGGTCTCGTCGTGGGCGACGGCACGCTCAATGAAGGCTGCTCACCTTCGTTCACGAGCGGTGATCAATACGTCATTTTTGAGGCGACCCGCGAAGCTCAAGCTCGAGGCTGGTGGCTCACGAATCGCGGGCCGCTCGGTTTTGCAATCATCGGCCCTGGACAGACACACGAGGAGAAAGCGAAACACTGGCTCCGAGAGCTCGGGCTGCTCGGGACGACCGCCCCGACGAAGCACGTCCCTTCAATCATTTTTCAGTCGACAAGGGAAACAGTCGCCGAGTTCCTCGCGGGCTACCTCGACGCCGACGGCAGTGTGAACCAGCACGGCGGCGGCGCCGTTGAGTTCTATTCGGTGAGCGAGCGCCTACTGCGAGAAGTGCAGCATCTTCTCATTCGTTTTGGCGTGACTGCGACACTTGCTCCGAAGAAGGGCAAGTACAAGGGCGAGCCGCATTGGAGTTGGCGCCTGACCTTGCGCGGGCAGAACGTGCTTCGTTTCGCCAAGCACGTTCATCCACGCGGCGAGCGCAAAGAGCAGCTCAATGCACTCGTGCAGTATCTCGAGCCACGAGCGCGTGCATTGCCCAATGAAGTCGTTCTTTGGGACGAGATCGAGGAGCTCGAGAACATCGGCGAGCACGAGACCTGGGCGATGATGGTTCCCAGTCTCGAGAACTACGTCGCGGACGACATCGTCCAGCACAACAGCTTCTTTTGGACGTTCGCATATCCGTTGTGGATGGCCGAACGGCATGCTGGGCGCGAGGGCTTTATTTTTTCGGCCTCACAACCACAGGCCGAGAATATCCTCATTCGGATCATGCGCGAGGTCGAGACGAACGATCGGCTGAAGCACATGCTCCCGGATCGATCGCTGGTCGGACGGTGGTCCGCGAAATGTCTTGAGTTCAAGAACAGGTTCACGCTGCACGCCCGTGGCTACGGCACGAAAGTGCGTGGCGGCCACCCAGTCTTCATCGTTTGCGACGACATCTTGAATGACGAGACCGCGTTCAGCGAGACCGTGCGCACGAAGGAGATCGACTACTTCTACAACGCGGTCACGAACATGATCGTGCCGGGCGGGCAGATCGTCGTCGTTGGCACGCCGTTCCACAACAAGGACCTGTACGGCGACCTGAAGAAGAACGCCAACTACACCGTGCGCGAGTACCCGGCGATGCGCGCCGATGGTTCGGCCCTTTGGCCCGAGCGCTACAGTGTGGAGCTCCTCGAGCAGAAGAAGGACGAGATCAAAGCCCTTCGGTTTGCGCGCGAGTTCATGTGTCAGGCCGTCGTCGACATGAGCTCGCTGTTCCCGATCACGCTGTTCAAGGGCGACCCCGTCGAGCAGATGAACGTGAAGCTCGGGATGGGGTGGCGCTGGTGGGAAGAGCACGGCATCACGAACAGGTACATGGGCGTCGACTTCGCGCTCTCGACCGAGACGGGGCTCGACTACACCGTTCTGTTCGTCGTCGGCGTCGACAAGATGGGCAACCGCTGGGTCATCGACATCATTCGTGATCGTGGGCTCGCGTTTGGAGAGCAGAAGTCGAAGATCGTCGACGCCGCCCGCAAGTACCGCCCGCAGATGATCTTCGTCGAGTCGAACCAAGCGCAGAAGATCTTCGGCGACGAGCTCATCCGCGAGACCGACCTGCCGATTCGGCATTATGTCACAGGCAGCGAGAAGCACTCGCTCGAGAAGGGCCTCCCCGGTCTGCGCGTTCTTCTGGAAAACCGAAAGATCCGTATTCCGCGTGGTGATGAGTATTCGGTCAAGATGACGGACATCTGGATCGACGAGATGCGCAGCCATACGTTCTCTAGTGGCAGAGTCTTCACTGTCGGCGAGCACGACGACACGGCGATGGCGTTCTGGATCTGCGATCAGGCGGTGAAGAACGGGAACTTCGCCTTCGCCTTCAACGAGGAAGAGGGCGACGAACAAGCCTTCAACGAGCTAATGACGGAGACGTTCGCGACCGAGGAAGACGAATGGGACGACTTCATCCCCGGCGCGATTCCGAGGGTCGGGCGCCCGAAGCGAGTCAACGCCAGCATCATGAACACCGATGAGGTGATTGACGAAGAGGACAATCCGCGCGATGGACACAGCATGCCGAAGCTCCCTGGGCAGCGGCCGTCAGCGCAGGAGAAGGATTGGCGCCCGAAGGATCGAAGCCCGATGGCGAAAGATCTCTTCCTCGGTAGGTAGCCGGTCATGTCTTTCACCTTCCACCCCGACTCGATGCGAATGCGGACCCCCGGGCAGGTGCCGAGGCTCGATCCGGTGCTCGATCGAACGCTCGAGCTCCCGCCGGTCTATCATCTCGACAAGGACATTGCCGCCGGCGTCCCTGCGCGGCCGATTGTTCGTGCGAACGCCGTCGCCTCCGACCTTGGACTCCCGCGAGGAACGGAGCTCACGCTCACAGGTCTGATGAAGACGCTCTCTGCCGGGACCGTGAACGAGATCGACTTTCGGCGCGGCGTGATGACACATCTGATCGCCGAGCGCTACGAGCCCGCACTGCGCCGCGCAATTCTCTCGAGAGCGCTCTCGTTCTTCAGGTCGACGCGCCCGAGCTCATCCACCACGATCGCGACGCAAGTCTTGCGTCCTTCGGCGATCCAAGGCGCTCGCACCGACGGTCGATACTCGATGAAGGCAGTCGCCCCGATTCACGAAGGTGACCGCAAGAGCCAAGAGCTCGAGAAGCGCTCGGCGCGGGGTGGCAAGTACCATCGCCGCGTGCCGAGCGCCGACGGCAAGTACAAGTACGTCTACGATGAGTCGGCGTACAAGCGGATGCCGGAAGCTCACCTCGAAGGCCGAGCTGCCAAAGACGAATACCTGCGGAGCGCGGTCACGCGCATCCTCGACAGAGGCGGAGTGGACGGCTGCGAGCCGAGCTTGTTCTCGGAGCTCGTGCAAAAGCACGGCGCGAAGACGATCGCCGGCGTCCTCACCGCGGTTGGCGCCGCACACGTCGACGGTCGAGTTCGACGCTCGGTCTCTAAAAGCGCGACTCGATGCCTCGTCAGCGCGCACGTCGCGTGCTTCGGCATCGAGTACGAAGAGGCGCTCTGGAAAGCAGCCGCGTTCGGTCTTTTGCCTCTTGCTCTTGCGGATGGCGCTCGCGGTAGCACTGAGCTCTCGAAGGCCGTACCAGGCAGCAGCGTTGGCGGAGCCGGCAGCGTCGGCGGTGGTGGAGGAGGCGCGCCGAGTCCGAAGAAGCTCCCGCCGGGGACGCGTCGCATCTGGCACAACCGGATCGTCGAGCGCGGCACCGATGAGAAGTGGCACGTGGTGGGTCATGTTGCTGGCCTTGAAGACCCCGGGAAGGTCAAGCTCGAGCCGCTCGCTCCGCACGAGATCGACCCCGAGCACTTGAAGGAGATGATCGCCAAGATCAAAGAGCTCCTCGGCCACGAAAAGAAGAAGCAAGACCTCATCCATTCGCCGATCCCCGGTTCCGAGCCCAAGCCCAAAGAGCAAGAGCAAGAGCCAGAGCCGAAAGCAAAACCGAACGGCAAGAGTGCGAGCTCGCCCAAGACCGAGCCCAAGAGCCAAGAGCCAAAAGGCAAATGAGAGCGCACGAGATCGCAGCGTGCGTCGTCATTTACGGCTCGCTCGTGCCGCCGTTCCTCATCTTGGCCGGCTGCCTCCACGTACAGAAGATCGCGCGCTCGACGCTGACCGCTCGACGGCGCCCTCGTGCATATGGCAAAAGAGCTTCTCGTGGGTCCCGGCGCCAAAAACTTCCTTCGCGCGCTACTCGACGATGAGGCTGTGGACATGGACGAGAGCGAGATGTCCGAAGCTGACGCCAACGATCATGCGGTGAGCCTCATCGGAGTCCCCGACGAGGACATCGGCCTGCGGCACGACGCGTTCGATGCTGCTGCAAACGCACTGATCGCGCAGGCGCGTTCGTTCGACCCCGAGCTCGGGCGCAAGGCGTACCAGCTCCTCCTCGAGATGCACGCTCGCGGCGCGCCGATCCCGGTGCACATCCAGCTCCCGTCCATGACGTGGGAGCTGAAGGCAGAAAACATAGTGCTCTCGGTCTCGGTCATGATCATGGCTATCCAGTGGGACTTCCTGATCAACGGCGCAACCGCGGCGGAGTCCATCTGCGAAGAGGGGCACCATCGTGGGTCGGCGCGCCAGTTCGCCAAGTTCGTCATGACGACGTTCGAGCGCCGCGAGCGATCGAAACGTGGTCTCGCGGCGCTCGACAGCGGTGCGACCGTCGTCGTTCTCGACGACGACCTCGACGAGGAAGACGAAGACTGATGCCGATCGGGAGCGTCAAAAGTCCTGCTGATGAGAAGGACTGGGAGGAAGCCAAGCGCGAGGCGCGGGCCTCGAAGCCCGACGACTACTACGCACTCGCCATGCACATCTTCCAGAACAAGAAGAAGGCCAAGACCGAGAAGTCGACTGACGCGCAAGAGCAAGCCCAAGAGCCAAAAGCGCGTCAACGCTTCGTGGTCGGATCGAAGCCAAGCCCGATCGGCAAGAGCGAGCACCAAGATGATCGTCGTGAGCGGAACGCCAAGCCGCACAACCGAGCGGCGCGTCGGGCGTACATGAAGACGCCCGAGGGGCGTGCCGCCAACCGGACAGCGCAGGACAACTACCGGAGCTCGCATCCAGAGCGCGTCCAGGCGCAGCATGAAGCCAGGGCCTCGCACGGAGAGTCGAAGGACTCTGGGCACAAGTGCGCGGTCTGTGGAAAAACAGCCGAGCACAAGCACCATAGTGAGGGCTACGGCGAGAACAAAGGCGGAACGATCCGATGGTTGTGTCATGAGCACCACGTCCGAGCTCATCATCCCAAATCCAATCTTGGAAAATCGATTTTGGGCGAAAGTTCAAAAGACGGAGACGTGCTGGCTTTGGTTGGCTGCTGTGAACAAGAAAAAGTTGGGCTACGGCTTGATAAAAGTCGACGGCAAGATGTTGACAGCGAATCGCGTCGCGTGGGTGCTCACGAGGGGTCCGATCCCAGATGGCATGTGCGTGCTACATCATTGCGACAACTCGACATGCGTGAATCCGGATCATCTGTTCTTGGGAAGTCAAATCGACAACATCAAGGATATGTGGCAGAAGCGACGAGGGAGACACGGGAGTGCGCATCCGAACGCGAGATTGATGGAGCAGGACGTGCGCGAGGTCAAGATGAAATGGCTCTTCGGCATGACACAGGCAGCGCTCGCACGAGAGTTCGACGTGTCTCGCAGAACGATTCAGCGCATTCTCATCGGGACGTCCTGGGAGAGAAGTCGATGAACGTGTTTCACATCAGCGCCGAGACCAAGAAGAAGCTCTTCGCTGCGTTCGGAGTCGACCCTCTTCGCAAAGCCGACCCCGCGGCTGACCCCAAGACCGAGAGCCAAGAGCGAGAGCTGCACAAGAGCCTCTACGACTACGGCAACGCCTGGTACGAATCGTATCGCGGGACGCCGTTCTTCAAGGAGGCCGTCGGGCTCGAGCAGAAGCACATGCTCCACGAGGTCGAGCGGAAGCAGAAGACGAAGGCGCGCGAGGCTGCACGTCGTGAACGGGACATGGCCGCCGATAAGGAAGAGTCGGTCCGGGCGTGGGACGACAAGTTCTACGCCACGCACGACGCGAAGGTCGCCGATCTGAAGAGGCGGCATCTGGACTGGATCGCCGCCTCCACCGGCGAAGACGGTTTCCAGAAGCCAATTACCAAAGGCAATCCCACCGACGACGAGCATGGCGCCAGCGCCTCGTCCCATTCGGTCGCCGTGACCAAGAGCGTCGGCGCTGGTACAACCACAGATGTCATGAGCGAGAACAAGGAGAAGTCCATGAGCGAGGTCGAAGTCTTCGAGCAGATCATGAAGGGCGCCATTCTGAAGAGCGCGGGGAGCACCGATGAAGGAGCCGCCGAGCGCCTGGGCGCCGTCGAGCTCAAGCGTGCGATCGCGAAGGAAGAGATGACCTACGCGAAGTGCCTCGTGCGCGCCGCCGATGCCGAGGCGATGATCGCCGATCTCAAGAAGGGTCTGCCGCCCTGGCTCAAGGACAAGAAGAAGGACGGCGACAAGGACGACGATGACGACGATGGCAAGGGCGACGACAAGAAGGACGGCAAGAAGCCGCCATTCGGCAAAGGTGTCGGCCTCCCTCGTCAGGCGGGCATGGGCGCGTCGAAGCGCGGCGACGATGACGTCGACGAGGCGATGGACGACGACGCCAAGAAGTCGCTCGTGGCGATCGGTCGCGCGGGTGGCGCCGCCGGGCTCCAGAAGGCGATCGATGAAGCCTTCCAGCGAGCATCGGCGTCGAAGGAGCGCATCCGCGATCTGTCGAAGGCGCTCTCCACCGTCGAGCACGGCGAGGCCGGTCAAGCCGGCGCGTCGCGCATCGGTGCGAGCCAGACGTCGGCCGAGCTCGGTGGCAGCGGGGGCGCAGGCGACACGTCGAACGCAGAGCCTTTCGGCTCGCTCGGCTCCATGAACGGGATGCCGTCCGGCGCCGACCCCGGCCAGGACACGAAGCTCTCCGAGGACGATCGCGACGTCGGTTCGCAGATGTCCGACGGCCAGAGCGCGCTCGAGAGCACGATGCAGCACGGAACGTCGGACCTCAACTCGAGCGTCGGCCAAGTGATGGGCGGCGACATCTCGCACGGCTCGGGCATGGCAAAGGGCCTGGGCGCGTCGACGAGCGGCCGCATGGGCGCGCTCGGCGGTGGCGCTCAACAGACGATGTCGGCGGCGAACGCGCAGCACGCAGCAAGTCTTGGTTATGGTATTGCGCCTCCGGCGCCGGCTCCCACGGATCGCTCCCGCGGTCGTGAATGGGCGCAGGGCATGGTCCACTACTCGACGAACGAGGACGCTCGTGTCGCGGACCTCATGTCGAAGTCGAGCTCGGGCGGCGCAGCCGGCCAGGGCGGATCGGTCTACGGCGGTGCGACGGGCGAGCCCACGCTCGACCTTCGAGCGCCGCTCCTCAAGAGCATGACGTGCGCCCTGTGCAAGAGCTCGGTGCCGGCGATGTACGCTCGGTGCCCGGCGTGCGGCAACGACCACGCGTCCGGCACCGGCGGCGCGCACATGAGCGGTCAGGGAGGCGGCGTCTCGGGCGCGCTCCTCTCGAAGTCGGTCAAGGAGAGCCTCCGCGGTCCCGTCGACGCGCCGTGCAATCTCCCGAACGGCGTGCTGACGCTCGACTGACCCGCTCTTGCACCGCTCTTGCATTTGCGTTTGCAGGTGCAAGAGCAAGAGCTCGAGCAGGCGCACGAGCAAGGAGACCGCTTGGGCATCCGCGATCGCATCCGAGGGCTTGGGCAGCGAGCGATCGAGCTCGTGGGCGAGGTCGTGCAAAAGGCGACTGAGCCCAAGGGTGCGTCGTCGACGGTCGACCAAAACGGTGAGGCAGCGGCGGCAGCAAAGGCCGGCGTCAAGACCGACAACCCGATCGAGAACTTCAGCCCGAGCCAGGTGCGATCGGACGCGGCCGATCTCGCGAAGGCGATGCGTGAGGCGGTCTGGGGTGGTCACCTTCCAGGGCCCGATGGCGCGGAGCGTTCGTTCGCAGGTTTTGCGGAGCCACCGCTCATCGAGCCTGGCATGGTCGGGACGCCGTACCCCGGGATTGGAGGCGGGCAGAGCTTCGATCCGTTCGCGCTCGCAAAGGCCGCGCTCCCAGTGGCGATGTCATCGGGAACGGTGCCCGGCAGCCCCACGAACCAGGACCCGAAGGCGCTCTATTGGGATCCGTTCGCGCTCGTCCAACAGCTCGGGTTCAGGGAACGGCCAAGCGCGGTCACGTACGCGACGCTGAGCTCGATGGTGTGGCGCGTTCCCATTGTTCAGGCGATCCTTCAGACGAGGATCAACCAGGCGTCGTCGTTCGCCACGCCTCAGCACTACAAGTTCGAGACCGGCTTCCGGGTCAAGATGCGCGACGCCGAGGCCAAGCCCACGGCGGCGGACAAGAAGTTCATTCGCGAGATGGAGCGGATGATCCTGAACTGCGGCGTCGAGACCGGGAGCTACAGCCACCGCGATTCGTTCGAGACGTTCATGCGCAAGATCGTGCGCGATTCCTTGACGTACGATCAGGCGTGCTGGGAGATCGTGCCGGGTCAGGATGGGCGCCCCGCTGAGTGGTACGCGGTCGACGCCGCGACCATCAGGCTTGCAGACACGCAGCGCCTATACCCGGACGACGATCCCGAGCGCGTCCGCACCGTTCAGATCTACGACAACGTCATCATCGCCGAGTTCACCGCGGCGGAGATGGCGTTCATGGTCCGCAACCCGCGCACCGACATCCGGTCCTATGGTTATGGGACTTCGGAACTGGAGATGGTCGTCTCGACGGTGACCGCGATCCTTTGGGCCTGGCACTACAACCAGAACTTTTTTAGCCAGGGCTCTGTCGCGAAGGGGTTGCTCAACCTTGTGGGAGCGATACCTGAGAAGCAGCTCAGGGCCTTTCGACGCCAGTGGTATCAGATGGTGTCCGGCATCGAGAATGCCTGGCGAACGCCGATTACGAACGCCGAAAAAGTTGAATGGATCGACATGCACGCGAGCAATCGCGACATGGAGTTCTCGGCGTGGATGGACTTCCTCATCAAGGTCGTGAGCTCCGTTTACGTAATGGACCCCGTCGAGATCAACTTCAAGTACGGGACCTCGGCCACGCGCTCGATGTTCGAGGGAGCGCAGAGAGCCAAGAGCCAGGAGAGCCGCGAGCGCGGGCTCAAGCCGCTGCTCCGAGCGATCGGCCGTGAAATTGACCGCAGTGTTGTCTGGCCGATCAACCCCGACTTCACGGTCGAGTTCCTCGGCCTCGAGTCGCAGACCCCCAAAGAGCTCGCTGATCTCATGACCCAGCGCGTGAGGACGATCTACACGATCGATGAGGTCCGCGCCGAGAACGACATGGACCCGCTCCCCGACGGCCTCGGCGGCATCATCCTCGACGCGAACTGGCTGAACAACAAAAGCCAGGTCGAGCAGCGGCAGCAGCAGGAGCAGCAGATGGCGCAGCAAGCCCAGTTGCAGCAGCAGACCGCAGGCGGCGGCGTGGGCGAGCTCGAGGGCCTGCTCGCTCAACTCGAGGGCAGGGCTCCCAAGATTGGGGCTCCAACTTCCAAGCCTGGTGGTTTCGGCGGCGGGACACCGGGCGCACCTAAAGGTGGCGCTAAGACCGGCGGACCTGGTGGGCCGGGCGTCAAGGAGACGACGACGCAGTCCGGGAGGCCGGGCTCGACCCCTTCGCAAACGAACAAGCAGATCGCCGCCGAGCTTCAGGGAGTGGGAACATCGCCGATCGAGGCAAGCCTCGTCGTTCGCGGTGAGGCGCTGAAGAAGTCGTCGAAGTCGGTCATCGAGATCAACCTGTAGGAGCAGCCATGCGCATTCGTCACACCATCAATCCCATTATCACTGACGACGCTGAAGGGAAGGACGTCCTCTTCGGCCTCGACGCAGATAGAGCTGAGGTTGTCGTCGACGGGATGCAGCGCTATGTGTCGGGCCGCTTCGAGATCCCGGCCGCTGGCAACGAGAACCTCTCGTTTGGCGACGTGAACGACGTCCGCTTCTTGTTCGTGAAAGCCGACGGCGACTTCAATCTCACCTTCGACGGCACCATCGGGCCGATCCCATTTAGGCGTGCCTCTGTTACAACGGGCTCGACAGCGCGCTTCGGCGGTGAGTGCGACGTCTCATCGGCGAACATTGCCAATCCTTCGGCGACAGTTGTGCTCAGAGGCATATGGACAGCGTACGGTGACCCCGCGTAGCTCGAGAAAGCTGTGAAGCTCAGACTCGAAGCGGAACCTGGGGAGTTGGAGGAAAAAGCGCTCTCCGCGGTGAGGCACGTCGCAAGCCAACTTGCGCGGTACGACGATCGCCTGTTCCTCGTGTCGAAGGCGCTGTGGAAGGCCGAGCTCGAGGACATTTCAAAAGGCTCAGTCGAGTTCCAAGGAATGCCGATCGCCATCGAGAACCCGGCGGGCTCGACGCGTCATTGGAAGGACAAGCTCTCGGGGGCCGAGGGCACGACCGTCATGCAGTTCCCGTATGGGTACGTGCGTGGGACGCGCGGCGCCGACGGCGACGGCTACGACTGCTTCGTCGGCCCGAACCCAGACGCGCCCTTCGTGTGGATCGTGCATCAAGCTCGGCCTGACCTCGGGAACACGCAGCAAGACGCAGCGGCGATCTACGACGAGGACAAAGCCTTGCTCGGTTTTGACGATGTGCACTCGGCGGTCGCCGCGTACAAGAGCCACTACGACGACCCGCGCTTCTTCGGCTCGATGACGCAGATGAGCATCGAGGAGTTCAAGGCGAAGCTCGCCGAAACCAAGACGCCCGGCCATGACGGGATGCTGAAGTCGGCGACGGCGCCTCAGACGGCTGCGCCCCAAGAGCGATTTACAATTCCACTGGCGAAAGCCGGGCTCATCCAGGCGCTCACCGAGGGGACGCCAGCCGGCATGGCGAACAACGCTGTCTACACTGGGGTGGGCGGGCCGAACATCGCGATGGGCGTGCCGCCCAGGCCCGAGAACAAGGTCGACACCTCGCCGATGTCCGTGACGTCGATGCGTGCGGCGATCGAGCAGGGCGTCGCCGACCGCGATGACGACCGCAAGCTCGCCATCCGTAGGGACCCGGAGATCTACAAGGTCTCCGAGATCACCGAGCTGCCGATCCGGCCAGTCCCCGAGTGGGAGCAGCGGATGATCGCCGGTGAGGAAGCGCTGAAGGACGCGCCCGAGAACCTCGCCTTCGTCCAGAACAAGCTCAAGCGCACGGCCGCCATCAACAGCGAGGGTCACCTCGGAAGCCTCGTTCCGCGTGAAAGCCGAGAGCGCTACTTCATCCGCGACCCGAACGCCAAGCACGAGGTCGTGGAGCCGAACAGGGTCGCGAAGGCAGATGCGCCAGCAGATGTCATGACATCAGAACCAGTACCAGCGGCGCCGTCAGCTCGCGTCGCGAAGTCGATCACGTGCGAGAAGCAGGTGGTCGGCGTCGTGACACTCAACGTCGTTCAAGAGGCGTCGGGCGCGCAGTACGAGGTCTTGATCAAGGGTCGCGTGCCGAAGACCTTCCCGAGCCTCAGCGCAGCGTGCGATCATGTCTGGGTGGCCGAGCGGGGCTATCGCGACGTGAAGCAGTGGCGCGAGTCGACGGGGAAGCGCAAAGTGCCGTCTGGCGCGGGGTGGCGCTTCTGGGGCGTAGACCCAAGTGATGACTCGCGAGAGGAGGCCCGGCCATGAGCGTGTTCCGTTGCCAGCAGTGCAAGAATCGGATCGTGCAGAAGTCGGGCGACGGCGTGAGTGTCCGGGCGCAAGGCAAGATCACCTTCGACGCCGAAGGCGTGTGTCATGCGCAGTGCTTCTTCTGCAAGTCGGACGTCGTGCTCCCGCTCGAGCTCTCGAAGTCGGCTACCATCGAAGAGCGGTACGTCGTCGACGTCACCCGTGTATCGCGTGCCAAGTAGGCCGCCCAACACGTGACATCTTGACGCGGCTTCCCGATTACCTGTAGAAGACGACCATCCGTGCCCGGATGGGGTTCACGGTGGCCAGTCAGGCGACCGTGAATGTATGCGGTGGCCAGTCAGGCCACCGCAACCTGGAGAGGGGCGTCGAAGACCTTGTGTCCTCGGCGCCTTTTTGTTTTTGGGCTTGGTGGTGTGATGATGTCGACCGAATCCTTCGAGCCCTATGTCAGGTCGGACGGAACGTTTCGCGTCTTCGTCCCTGCGTCGGGCTTCGAGAAGTCGAAGCCTGATGGGAGCAAGGAGCGCCGCTGGCGCGGCGTCATCACCACCGACTCCAAGGACCAAGAGCACGAGGACGTACTTCAGCACGGCCTCGACTTCGCGCCGTTCCTCGACAAGGGCTTCTTCAACGACAACCACTCGAAGTCGGCGGCTGGCCCGGTCGGTGAGCCTGATCCGGCATCGTTCTTTGCGTTCAAGAAGGGCGCTGCGCTCCCGGATGGGACGACCGCCAAGGCGAATGGTCACTGGGCCGAGGGGCCTGCGTACAACGACCCGCACTCCACCTCGATCTGGGAAAAGGCGCGCGAGGCGGCGTCCCGCGGCCGACGTCAGTACGGCTTCTCGATCGAGGGCGCGATCCTTCGGCGCACCGGTCCGAACAACAAGACAATCGCCAAGGCAGTCGTCAGCCACGTCGCAGTGACTCACTGTCCGGTAAATACTGACACCAAGGTCGCGATGCTCGCCAAAAGTCTTGGTGATGCGTGCCGTCTTTGCGAAGTCGAGTCCGACGAAGCAGAGCGACAAGCGCGCGAGGCGCTCGGCGCCGCAGCCGCCGCAGCCGACCAAGTGAAGATGGACGGCATCGTCGACATGGACCTCGCTGCGCGTCCCTCATGCGTGCACGGCCACGCTCACGCAGCGGCAGAGATGACGTCGACCGCAGCGTCAAAAGCGCTCAGTATGGGCCCGCCATCGACCTCGCGTCCGTCAGGTCCGGTGAGCGGTGCCGGCGCGGGCCGCACACTCACACCACAAAGCCTCGAACATGACAGAAAGCGCGACGGCGTTCGCGGCGTCGAGAAATCACTTTCGGTCGGTGAGGCAATCGCGTTCGTTCGGGCGCGTTTCCCGAACATCAGTTGTGCTACGGCGGGACGGATCGTGGATTACACGCTCGCCAAGCGTCGTGGCCAAGGAGGACAGCATGGGTGACACGAATGTGGCCCCGTCCGGCGCTTCCGATGGCAGCGCTGTCGGCGGAGCAGGACAGGGTCAGGGCGCGGGCGCGCAGGCGGCAGGCGTCATGAACAAGGGTCAGGACACAGTGACCGAAGAGGAGCTCCGAAAGAGCATGGACAAGCTCGAGAACATCGTGAGCACAACTCCGGAGGGACGCAAGGCAGCGCTCTTCGAGAAGGGCGGGAAAGACGGGCTCACACCCGAGGAGAACATCGAGCTGATGAAGCTCCTCGGCGGCGAGACACTCGGCAAGTCGCTCAAGGACGGAATCGCTGCGACGCTCAACCCGAGCGACCAGCTCGAGAAGAGCCTCGACGTCAGCCCGTTCATCGAGCACCTGAACGAGAAGCTGACGAAGAGCATGCTCGACGTCGGCGAGCACATCGACAAGAGCGATCGGCGCAACCAAGAGCAGATCGTCGTGCTCGCGAAGGGCTTGCTCGACCTCGGCAAGGTTGCGCAAGAGGGCCTCGCGCTCAGCAAGGCGATCGTCGAGCGGCTCGGCGGCGTCATGCGGCAGCCGGCGCGTGGTCCCAAGGCCGCGGGCGCGGGCGGGCAGCCAGGCCAGGTCGTGCCCCTCGATAAGAGCTTCGGGGGCCAGCCGCACCAGGGCGAGCAGCTCTCGAAGAGCGAGGTCGAGGGCCTCATCAGCGAGATGCTCCAAGAGTCGCTCTCGAAGGGGCAGGACGGTCGCTCGGCCGCGGGCTTCGACATCGCTGTCGAGGGCTCGCAGTACGAGCAGTTCAACCAGTTCAGCTCGAACGCCTTCGCGGCGGAGATTCAAGTCTTCGCCAAGAGCAAGCGGGCGAAGCAAATAAACGGACACGCGCGGTAGCCGCCAGGCCCGACGCCGAGAAGGAGACACAAGATGTCAGGTCAGTTGGTTAGCTGGCGCGATTACGAGGGCGTGGACGGCTTTGCCGGTCAAACGTCCGCGGATGAGCTCCACCAGCTCAGAAAGGCCCTTGTCGCAGGCCAAGATCGCGACCCGGTGGGTGCGGCCCCCGGAGTTGGCTTCCCGCTTCGCGTGGAGTCGCTCGAGCAGACGCTCAAGAACACTACCTTCAGGATGGAGCACATTCGCTTCTGGCGGATGATCCCGAAGGCCCCGGCCTTCAACACGGTCGAGGAGTACAACCAGGTCCAATCCTACGGGCAGTCGGATCTGGGCGCCTTCATCGACGAAGGTGCTCTGCCCGAGGAGACGGACGCGCAGTACGAGCGCAAGTTCTCCTTCGTGAAATTTATGGGCACGACTCGGCGGCTCACGCACGTGATGTCGCTGGTGAAGCCGGCCCATGGCAACGTCATCGCGCAGGAGACGATCGCGGGGACGATGCGGCTGCTCGAGCAGATCGAGCGAGCGCTTTACGAAGCCGACTCGCGCCTCGATCCGGTTCAGTGGACGGGCCTCCAGCAGATGATCGAAGAGGGCGCCGCTGCGGCGAACATCATCGATCTCCGCGGGCGACCGCTCACCGAGGACAACCTCACGGACGGCGGCCTCACGATCATGGACGCGCCGAACTTCGGTATTCCGACGCACCTGCTTCTGAACCCGAAGAACAAGGCCGACCTCGTGAAGACCTTGTTCCCTCGAGCTCGCTTCGACCAGTTCCAGAAGACCGACGAAGGGATGATCGGCGCGGATATCCGCGGCATCACCACGCCGGCGGGCGACATTCAGTTCGTCCCCGACACCTTCATCGATTCCGGTGGCGGGATCGCAGGTCTTGGTGCGATTGGCGACGCGGGCAAGCGCCCGGCGTCTCCGACGATCACCACGCCGGCAGTGGCAGCGGCGAACCCCGCTTCGCTGTTCTCGGCGGATGACGTCGGCACCTACTTCTGGTGGGTGGTCGCCGTGAACAAGTTCGGGCAGAGCGCGCCGGTTCTGGTGAACGCGGTTGCGCTCGCAGTCGCATCAGGTGACGCGGTCACGTTCGGCGTGACTCCGGGTGCCGGACCGACGCCGAGCTACTACAAGGTGTACCGAACAGCGAAGAACGTGCTGTCGGCGACGGCCCTGCGCATCGACCGCGTCCGAAACGACGTGGGCGCGGCGGAGAAGACGATCACCGACCTCAACGCGAACCTGCCCGGAACGTTCAAGGCGTTCATGGTTCAGATGAACCAGGACAACATGGCGTTCAAGCAGCTCGCGCCGATGCTCAAGATCCCGCTCGCGACGATCGACACCTCGATCCGGTGGATGCAGCTCATCTACGGGACCCCGGTGCTCTACACGCCGCGACACAACGTCCTCTACAAGAACATCGGACGGGCCGCTGACTTCGTCGGCGCTCTGTAAGATAGTCTTGTACGGGTAGGGTCGGGGCGGGCTGCATCCCTTGGGCGTCATCCCTCCGGGGTGCCGCCCGTCCCCGAACCCTCTTCAAAAGGAGAGCGCGGAAATGTCCTTTGAAACGCGTGGTGGACTACCGATCTGTGTCCGTCTGAGTATCGACACGACCGGTCGTCTCTCCTCTCCACCCATGGTTACGAAATTCGTGCAGGTGTCGAACCAAGGCGCGAACATTTTGCGTCTGTACTTCACCAAAGAAGATTTCACTTTGGACCAGAACTATCTCGACCTTGCCGCGACTGTCGGTTTTTATGAGGGCCCAGCGGAAATTGGTGTGAATCCAGGCGGTCCTCAAGGGCGTGATTCGTTGTGGTTCAGATCCGCCGCCGGCGTGACGACGGCGGTCGTTGTCTGGTATGGAAGGCGAGGATAGCGCGGCGTGCCTTGGAACCAGGTCAATCGATTCAGCGGTGGTGGGGGCGGTCCGGGTCCCGCTGCCGATCACCATCAGACGGATCAGTTCGTCGCGACCGCGGCCCAGACGATCTTCGCCCTCTCGATGCTCCCGGTCGATCCCTTGGACGTGAACATGTCCGTGAACGGGATCGATCAGACCTACGGCGTCGACTTCACCGTCGCTGGATCAACGCTGACTTGGACGAACGCGAGCTTCACCCTCTCCGCGGGTGACGACGTCCGCGTTGA